TAACAAACACTTCAATCGCTTCAGCAACAGACGCAACTGCGGCTAATGCTATGATTGATAGTTTGTTTGCGGCGGCAAAACAATTAGACGCTAACTACGTTCCTTCAGAAGGCAGAAAATGCTTTATGAGATTGGAAGAATACTACAAATTAGCAAACGCAACTAATGAGATTAATGTTGATTTTAGTGGTTCAGGTTCAATCGCTGAAGGTAGAGTTACTAAAATTGCAGGTATTGAATTAGTACCTGTAGCTCACTTTGTATCGTCTAATGTTAACTCTGGTGTAGACCAAGGTTCAGCAACAGCAGGTGGCTCTAACCCTCAAGCGGTAGACCTATCTAACTACGTTGCTCTTGTATCTCACCCTTCAGCAGTAGGAACTGTTAAGCTAATGGATTTAGCTGTTGAAAAAGAGTACGACATTAGAAGACAAGGTACGTTAATGGTAGCTAAATACAGCATGGGTCACGGAGTATTGAGACCTGAAGCGGCTGTAGGTATCAAAGAAGCGTAATACTTCTACTTATACTGGGCGGAGATTAACACTGACAATCCGCCCAGTGTACTCACACAAAATTTAACACAAAGGATAGATGACTACACAAATTACACCCACAAGCGAATTACAAGCTGTAAATATAATGCTATCTACTATTGGAGAAAGTCCAGTTAATAGTATTACAGGCACTACTACAGTTGATGTAAGTACAGCAAAAAATATTCTTAATGAAACATCTATGTCTATCCAATCACAAGGGTGGAATTTTAATACACATGTAAATTATAAATCATTATCTTTAGATAGTGATAACAAAGTACCCCTTCCTTCAAACTGCGTTAAAGCAGATGCAAACTCCCAATACAGATACCTAAACTACACTATTAGAAGTGGTTTCTTATATGATATGGAAAACCATACAGATGTATTTACTTCTGCACCTAAATCAGTTGATTTAGTTTTAGTACAACAGTTTGAAGATTTACCAGAATACGCAAGACAATATATTACAATGAAAGCGGCAAGAAGATTTGCGGCTAGATTTATTGGTGATAGAGAAATTACACAATTAATTGGTCAAGATGAGAATGAAGCTCTTATGGCATTCCATCAAGCCGATAGCCAAGAGAGTGATGTAAATATACTTGAAGGTGACAGCAATACATTTTCTATAATTCATAGACCTAATAGAAGGAACTACTAACTATGGGAAGTGTTGTTTCACAATCTATTCCTAACTTTTTAAATGGTATGTCTCAACAGACACCTACGCAAAGAGGTATCAATCAAGGAGCAGACCAAGTAAATTTACAAAATGGTTTAGTAGATGGTTTATCAAAAAGACCACCTTTAGATTTTGTAGCAACAGTAGACAGTAGTAATATTTATTCTAACAAAACAAAATTTTGGCAAATACAAAGAGATGCCGATAATCAATACATTGTAGCTTTATACAATGGAGGTATTAAAGTATTTGATTTAGCAGGTAATTAAAAAACAGTTACAGTTGCAAGTGGTTCAAGTTATCTAACTTCAACAAACCCTAGAGAAAACTTTAAGTTAGTTAACATTGCTGACTATACATTTTTAGCTAATACAGCAACAACAGTGGCGGCTGACAGTGCAACGTCTGCGGCTAAAGTAGAAGAATTTTTAATTGTTTGTAAACTTACAAACTATGGTAGAGAATACAAAGTTGCCTTAAAACACCCATCAATGGCACAAGAACTAGAAGTAATTTTTCAGTTACCTTCAGGTAATGATGCGTCTACTGATAGTAAATTTAGAGATACAAATAAAATAACAGATATACTTTTATATGGTACTTCTAGCACACATTGGGACAGTGCGGCTGATGGCATAGGATTTAAAGTAGTAAGAACAGATAACAATGCAACACAATCTACTACACAAGGATTAGCAAACTATTCTGGGTTTACAAACTATTTTACATTTGAAGCATACGACAGTGTTATTTATGGAAAACCTACTGATGGCAATGCTAACTATACTATAACTACTTCTGATGGTTCTGGTAACACAGCCATGTATTCTATTAGAGATGAAATACAAGATTTTAGTAAGTTACCTTTTTATGGAAAAGAAGGTGTAATTATAAAAGTTACTGGTGAAGAAGGTGATACATTATCTGATTACTATGTAAATTTTTCAGGCAAGTCTGGTGTATGGAATGAAACTATAGCACCTGCAACGTCTGTAGGTTTAGATAATTCTACAATGCCACACGCATTGATTAATAACAACAATGGTACATTTACATTTCAACAATTAGATTGGACAGATAGAACCTGTGGAGATATAGAAAGTAATCCTAATCCTACATTTGTTGGTAAAAAAATTAATAACCTAACATTTTACAAAAATAGATTAGGAATATTATCAGGAGAAAATTTAGTATTTACAGAGAATGCTTCTTTCTTTAGTTATTTTGCAACAACATCTACACAAGTATTAGATACTGACCCTATTGATATTGCGGCTTCAGGTACACAAGTTAACACACTTAAAAACTCTGTAGGATTTAACGAAAGTTTATTGTTATTTTCTGATACAGCACAATATAAATTAGATAGCTCTGGTGAAGGTATATCACCAACAACAGCTATACTTAATGAAGTATCGTCATTTGAACATGATGATAAAGTAACACCAGTATCAGCAGGTAAGTTTGCATACTTTGCACAAGCAAGAACAAACAATACAGCAATAAGAGAATACTTTTCTGATGATGATACACTTACAAATGATGGTATGGACATTACAGTATCAGTAGGAAACTTAATACCTACTAACTGTTACCAAATTGTCAGCAACACCACAGAAGACACACTTATATTTTTAGCGTCAGATACAGCAGATAGTCAAACTGCACCTTACAGTGGCACAGTATCTACAACATACGCTAACACAATGTACATCTATAAGTATTTCTTTGATGGTGGAGAGAAAGTACAAAACGCATGGTCTAAATGGGAATTTACAGGTGTTAAGATTATTGGTGCTATGTCATTAGAAAGTTTTATTTATGTATTAGCGTCAGAGGGTACTACTACTAAATTATTAAAAATAGATTTAAGAAATTTAAAAGATACAACAATAGGTCATGGTGTTTATCTTGACCTTAAAACTTCAGTTACAGGAACGTATGATGCGGCAACAGATTTAACTACGTTTACGTCACCTTATGGTGCAAAAACTGGATTGATTGCAGTAGATAGAACTAATGGTAATAACTACACAGCAACAAATACTACAGGTTCAACATATACAATCGTAGGAAACCACACAGCGTTATACATTGGTGTTCCATACGAAAGTAAATACACAATGTCTCCGCAGTATGTCAGAGAGAATACTGGAAGAGGATTAGTAGCAGTAACTTCAGGTAGATACCAAATACGAAACATATCGTTTAATTTTGAAAACAGTGGCTTCTTTCAAGTAGAAGTAACACCAGAAAATAGAGATACATCTACAACTATTATGAATGGTTATGTCATTGGTACATCTACTTCAGTAATAGGACAACCTGCTATTTCTACAGGTACATTAAGAGTACCAGTACAAGCAGAAAACACACAGTTTACATTAGATATTAAATCGTCATCACACTTGCCTATGTATATCGCAGGTGCAGAGGTTGAGGGTTATTATCACAATAGAGCAAGAAGGATTTAATGAAAGAAAATTATGTACGTCCTGCAAAATTAGAGGACAGTTTACAGTTAGCACCTAAAATAAGAAAAGGTGATAGACAAGAAATTATGGCTTCAGATGGTGCGTCACCATTAGAGGCTTTAGTAATTCCATTTACACAAAAGAATGCAAAGATTTATTCTATAATTGGAACAAAGTCAGAAGGTGTAATTGGTATGTTTGGTTCTAGTCCAACAAAAGAAAAAGGTTATGGAGTAGTATGGCTTTTATCTAGTGAGACTTTATTCAAACATACAAAACAATTTATAAAAGAATGTCCCAAGTGGGTAAATGACATGAGTAAAGGTTATAAATACGTCTACAATTTTGTAGATGAAAGAAATTGGAAAAGTTTAAAATGGTTACAATTTTTAGGATTTGAACCAAGAAGAAAAATAGGAGATTTCGGTATCGGTAAGATGCCATTTTTATTAATGATGAAAGAGGTAAATAAATAATGTGTAGTCCTGAAGCGGCACTTAAAATAGCAGGAACAGTTGCAGAGTATCAACAAAAGAAAGCTAACAACAAAGCTATCAGAAGAGACCAAGAGACAACAAGACGAAATGCCGATAGAGGATATTTACATGACCTAAATAAAATTGACCAAGAGAAAGTCAACGCTGATATGGAAAAAGCAAAAGCTGAAGTTAAAACTAAAGCTGAAAGAGATGGTGAAATTGCACAAAAAACAAATTTAGGTTTTGGTAATAA